ACCGTGCCAAAGAAATCGTTGTTCTCACACCGACTACCCCAAGTATTAATCGTGCCTGTCGCTGTGTCGCTGATGGCTTCTGGGGCAAGACCTAAGAGGTTGGTTGAGGTGAGGTTTGTAGGGTCTTGCTCATAGACTTTGGATTTTCCTTTGTAGCTATCGCCACCATCTGCACCCCCCACAATAATAGCTTTGGTGTCAGGGTCATACACATTAGCGTTGTATTGCCACGCAGCACTGTCTGTAGTTATCTGGCTCCCTACTGTAATTGTCGTTCCGCTTGTACTGAAAAATTGGAGATAAGTGGCGCTACTTGCAAAATAACTTAAAGCAATAGAAGAGCTTTGGTCACTATAAATGGCGTGTTGCATTTCTGTATCACTACCAACAGCAGTAGCACTTCCATAACTTATACTATCGCCAGATATAGTCCCTGCAATACATTTTCCCGCACCACTTTCGCGCCAAAAATTAACAATAGCGTTAGCCGATTTGTCATATTCCATTGCCGTGTTGTTGTAATAACCGTGATGGTTAGACGTTGAGTACGCTTGTTGTCTAGCTCCAAAAGTCACGCTAGTTCCACTAATAGTAGCAACGTAATTAGCAATTTCATAATTAGCCGGAATTTCCCAAGCACCCACTACGACTTTGTTTTGGTTTGTGTCGTAGGCACAGCAAATGTCTTGAGCGTATGCAGTCCCATATGTCCAATCCAATACTGAACCAAAAGAAATCGAGCTGTCAGATGCGGGAGTAGCTACCACCGCGCTACTGGCGGGGCTTGAACCTGAATCTCTCCAGACAATTAACGACTTAGTAGTGGAAGGATCATACATACAATCAAAGTTACTTACGTTATCTGTAGAAAAAGTTTCAGTTGCGCCAAAACTAATGGTGTTTGTGGCTGCTGTCACCGTACCCATTAAGGCTTTTCCTTGTGAACTTATTTTAGCAATAAACAAGTGTTTATCTAAATTTGCATCATAGGTGGCTGCTAGATAGTCAGACATCATGCTAGAAACAATAACTACAGGAGTTCCCCACGTTATTACGCTGCCTGAAATGCTTCCCACCACTGCTGTTGGGTAGTCTCCGTTACTCATGTCCGCATAAAAAGCCACAACTCTATCTTGCGTAGTGTTGTAATTGAAAACAGTATAGTAAGTTATACCGGACTCAAACTCATACTCAGAACCAAAAGCCGCAGCGGAACTAACAATAGGCGCAGCCTTCCCCGCCGCCGTAAGAATAACGGGCGCACCCGCGCTGATATTGCCATCGGCTACAAACTCTGTGTTGTTTTGACCGCCACCTGCTGGTAGCAGATCGGCTAAATTCGTCATTTACACACTCCAACCAATGCTTCCGTTTATGTAGGTCATTGTTATTTCAGCGAAGTTTTTATCAAATGTCAGGTCAGTGGCTGAACTAGCTATATTGCTTCCGTTACGCGCTACGGTAAAACTGGTAGTTGCCGCTGCACCTGTACCGTCCTTCACGATAACAAAGTCGCCAGCCGATGGGCCAGAAGGTAAGGTAATCGTAATGCTTCCTGCTGTAGCTACAATAAACTGCCCGGATGTAGCACTAACTCCTACACCTGTTAAGGTGGGGTCTGGTTGACCTCCAGTTACAACTGATGTTCCATCCTGTTTTGTTACTGAAACTCGGATAACATCATCGTCATCTTTAGTTATATAAATCCTGTCCCCTGCGGCGCAGGTATAACTAGCGCCACCATTAATGTTGCACGTCGTGGCGTTGAAGGTCATGGGCCATGCGGCAGCAGCTATGAGTACCATCTGCTGGCCTTTAGTCATTGTAAAAGCAGTCGTAGTAACTGTCCCTGTAATTACTGCTACATTACCCGTTGCAGTAGTAAGGTCTACGGTGGTTGCCGAAGCTATATCTGCGTTGACTAAACTAGTAAGTCCTGTGCCACCGCTGGCTACTGCCAAAGTTCCCGCCATAGTAATTGTGCCTGACGAGGTTATTGGGCCACCGCTGTAGGTTAGCCCTGTTGAACCCCCAGAGACATCTACAGAACTAACCGTACCTGACCCTGCTTCAGTGGGATTAGCATTAAATACCGCCGCCCCTGCACCTGCACCATCAGTGTATACAAATACTTTTTCTCCGGTTCCTATGGTGACTTCTGCACCAGAACCTTGCTTGATAGCGATTGACTGCCCACCAGTGGTAGCGTTCTCAATCATCCACATCTTACTAACCGTATTAGGGCCAAGCGTAGCGGTTCGTGTACCAGTAAGAGAAACAGCCGAAGTAAACTTCAAGTACAAAGCTCGTGTGCCATCGGCTGTAGCATCAGGAATAGTGAATGTCTCATTAGAGTCAGCCGCAAATTGTTTAGTGCCATACCCTAACGCATCGGTAATGAGTTCCAGGTTAGTATTGGTACTGGTTCCCCACGTACCATCCTCATCTCCGGTAGTAATTTCTTTTAATCGTAAATTGTTTACATAAGTTGCCATAATTAAGTCCTATGCCGCTTTGTCAGTATCTATGTCCACCCAATTAGGAGTTTGAGGTGTGCTTATATTAGTCCAATTTGGTGTCTGTGTAACGTCTATTGAACTCCAACCTTTAATTGCTACAGTGCCTATAGCTCCTGTACCTACTACCCCATTGGGGTATGCAACACTACTGAAGCTTGCTGTAACCGTACCAACAGCTCCAACTGCGCCTACTCCCGTAGGAGTAACTGCTACTAGAGGTGTAACTGCCTCAACAGCTCCAGTACCTTCTACCCCGGTAACCGTGTACGACCAATCGTAAGCTGGGGTTACTGTACCTACAGCACCTGTGCCTACTACTCCACTAGGAATAGTAAATACACTACCAATACTGAAGGTGACTGTACCTACTGATCCGGTTCCGCTTATACCGTTGGGTACAATATTTTCGCTAGTGTTAGTACTAACACCGTTTACTGCGCCTACCCCTTGCACCCCAGTTAAACTGAAGCTTGGTACAATGGATACACTACCTATAGAGCCTGTGCCTTCAACGCCTGTGGGTCTAACCAACCCGGTGTAGTTCAGTATTACTGTTCCTACTGCGCCTGTACCTTCTACTCCCGTAGGAGTAATGTTGGCCGTATAGTTTACAGAGACAGTACCAACAGCCCCTGTACCTGCCGTAGAAATGCCATTAGCACCCCACGCGCCTTGACCCCAACCACGCGCACCCCAAGTTGCACCGAGGTCTACAAGGGTAGAGGCTTGACCACCCCACCTATTGTGACCCCAAGGACGTTGACCCCATCCGCTCATGGCAGTGGCCTATTACGCTATACGAATAATCGCAGTAGCTGCTGCCGCTGTAGGGAATTGAATCTGGAAATCACCAGTGCTTACTGTCTGATCCCCACCAAAACTCAACACCGCACACGCAGAGTTAGAATCAGTTGTGTCGTAAATTAACCCTCCACACGTCGTAAACGAAGAGGAAGTCCACGTTACTGAACTAAAATTAGTAATAGCTGTTGTACCATCGGCTGTAGGTGTAACAGAAGTAAGAAGCTTACCCCCTGTGGTATACCCTGTACCCGACAGTTCATCAGTATTTCCAGTAACATCACTGTAGTTAGTGGTTGCCGCGCCGTATGTACCACTGCCAGAAGCAGTAGCTTTAAGAAGTGCCAGCTTAAACGTGGTACTCCCTGCGCTGAAGTTGTGTAAACCCTTCATCAGTTCAACTTTAAACGATGTGGGCATTGCAGTTGAGATTGTAATTGCCATATTAGACCTCTAATAGTTTCACTAGTTCTGGATGCCCAGCATCCCTAAAACGATTGGTTAATGTAGTATTGTGAGAAGCTACAGCTTGACGTAAATAGTTCAGCATTACGTTTCTAATGTCTTCTCTAAATGCTTCTGCTTGCGCCTGTATAACAGGGTGTGAGTTACTTCCAATAGATATAACTTCATTTACGGCTTGCTCTGCAAGTTCTTCAGGAGTAAACCCCCGACCCGAAATCATGGTAGCTGTTGCTATTCCTACTTTTACACCGCCTTTTGTACTAATCATAAATAATCCTTATTTAGGGGTGACTCTAACCACTCCAGAGCGATAGGTGTCAGTTTCTAATCGTCCCGACCCCAAGTTTTGAAGCAACGTAATAGACTGTGCATACATCTTCTCATACAAAGCCACCATATCTGGCTCCCCTTTTTGAAACCTTATTGCCTCAAGAAGAGAAGCGTTAAGCAACGCTGAATCAAACTCTGTGCCTAAGTATGTAGTCCCCGCTGTAACAATAGACTCAGGGTACTCAGCAAAATGAATTTCTGACTGGTACGCCGCATCAGGAGTTGGCCCTAGAATAAACGTAGTTTGCCCGAATATACCGTAATGCACAGGTAAACCTGTGGCTGTAGGTAAAGGGTAGGCTTCTCGCATAAAGCTAACGTCTTTGTTCAACAAATAGTGGTAGTTACCAGTGCCATCTATAACCGCTAGAGAGTACACATAAAGTATATTGGACGGCATCGTCAGGTACTTATTGTTAAGACTCATGTTACCTGTCTGATTCTTACGCATAGCAGGTAAGTCTACAGACGCAAAAATAGTTTGCTCTGCTTGTTGGGTAAACATGGCTAACTGGTCATTTGTAAATGTTTGCTCACAAATGTCTTGTATATTGGTTTTAAGTTCGGTGTAGTTCACCTAGCACTCCCTACGCCATAGGCCCACGAGCCATAGTACCTTTAGTGGCTGCGCCAACACCGCGTATTTTTATCCCACTAGTTTTAACTGTTCCAGAAGATTGTTCTGGTGAGTTAACTTTTGTGCCAGGGTTGTATTCTTTAATACCACCCACTTTTTTTACTTTAATCTTGCCCATTGCTTCACCTCATCAAGTTGGTGTATTTGCTTGTCCACCCATACCACTATGGGCAGCACAATAATAGTGTAATGTAGGTGCGCCTGTAGCTACTGCTATTTGCGTATACGCTCCTGCATTTCCCGGTACACCACTGGTAGTTACTCCGGTAGTGTACTCTACTCCTCCACCCCATGTTCCATTCGGGGTTGTTGAAAACCTTAACGGGTGTGTACCATTTGTACCCGCTGACTGGTCAAACTTATACGTGTTCCCCTCAAACAAAGTTAACGTGGGACTTACCACACCATCTATATAAAATTTATTACCTGTGCCATATACGTTTGTGCCTGTAGCTACTGTTACCGTCAACGTAGTGGTAAGCACTATAGACACTTCCCCAACATGCCCAAAAGCAAAAATAGGGTCTGCTGGTTGTAATCGCGCTCGACTTTCAGGATACCCTGTAAAATCGGGTCTGGGGTCTCGTATTGCCTGTGGGTCACTCACAGGAAACGTGCCTAACATTAGTTGTGGTTGGTCAGGGTTCCAACACTCTGGACACGCCTTTATACCCGTAACCACAGCTTTTATTACAAGGGGTTTTAGCTGTCGTAACCTATACTGAAACCCACATACATCACACTCCGCTAACGCATTTTGGCCCGATGCAAATCTTTCGCTCATAACTATCTAGGCCCATACAAACGAGGAACAAGCATTTCAGAAGCTTTTTCTCTATCTTCCCCCGCTGCCAGCGTGTATTGCTCATCATACTGCGCTTTTAACATCTCTAAACGTGGCATACCTTCAGGCAATTTAGTAGCTATGTAATATGCTAAACCTGCCACTAACGCAGGGAAAAACCTAAACGGCATGTCAGGGGTCTGTATGCCAGCACCCGCATCCTGTATACGCCGCAATCGCCAATACCTAACCACGTAGTAAGGGTCTACTGTTGTACCTTGGTCAGGTACAGGCCACAGATTAATGGTAGGTTGGTCACGCAAACGGTCTACCCAGCACTGTATAGGTCTACCTTGCGTAAGTTTATTAGGGATAGAAGCGTAATTATCTACACTAATACGAGAGAGATTTAGGTCAGTCTGTAAGGTAGTGCTACCTTCGTTAGTACGAATAACTTGTTCAAGCAAATCAATAGTATCCGCAGGGAGATTGTAAGTAGCAGTCCCTTGACCGTCC